CCTTGGGTTAACACACCGAGTACTAAGTTCGTAGAGGGTGGTGAGTACAGCTGTAGCTTAGTGTTAACAAAAGAAGAAGGTGAAGTTATTGTAAAGCAACTCAAACCTATCTTTGAAGAAGCAATACTGGAGAAAAGTGAGGAGCTTGGTAAGAAAGCTAAGTCCTATGAGTTACCGATTCAACTTGAAGGAGATTCTTACATCCTAAAAGCAAAGTTGAAACCTGTTAACGGAATAAGTAAGAAGACTGGTAGTACGTACACTCGTTCAATTGGATTGTTTGATTCAAAGGGTAATCCTTGGGACAAAGAAACAATAGTACGAGGTGGTTCAAAGGTACGCCTTAACGTACGCCCTAAGACTTGGTTCACTTCCTTGTTAGGAGTAGGATTATCGTTAGATTTATTAGCTGTTCAAGTAATTGAATTGTCAGAGGGTGAGTTCACAGAACAAGCAGCTGATTCATTTGGGTTCACTGCTGTTGAAGGTGGATATGTTAACGGAGGTGAAACCCTGGACCAAGCACTTGATGCCGAAGAAGAAGAAGACACACTCACTGCCGACTTTTAGGAGTGGGTTTGAAGAGAGAATAGCTGCTCAGTTAAAGCGTCACGGAATAGATTACAAGTACGAGACGTTAGTCATTGAGTATAAGAGACTTAGTACCTACACTCCTGACTTCATTCTTCCCAACGGAATCATAGTAGAGACCAAGGGAAGGTGGGTCACGGAGGATAGGTCTAAGCATTTACTAATCAAAGAACAACATCCTGAGTTAGACATCAGGTTGTTATTTCAAAACGCCTACAATAAAATACGCAAAGGTAGTAAGACTACTTATGCAATGTGGTGTGAAAAGAAAGGAATATTATATGCACATAAACAAGTACCAAAGTCATGGCTTTCACTAACACGCATCAGCAATGTACAAAGTGTGGGTCGAGTGACGCTGTCGGAGTCAACGCAGACGGAAGCACAATGTGTTTCAGCTGTGCTACATACAGTAGACCTAAAGGAGGAACTGTAAAGGTGAGTAGTAACAACAGTGAAACATCATTTCTTACTGGTAAGTACACAGATATAACAAGAAGGAACTTAACAAGTGAGACCTGTCAGAAGTGGGGGTATCAAATTGGATACTTCAATAAAGAACCTGTCCAGATAGCGAACTATAGAAGTAGAGATGGCACATTAGTAGGACAAAAGATACGCACTGCGAATAAACAATTCCACATTCGAGGAGAGTTGCTTGGCTTATATGGTCAGCACCTTTGGAAGGATGGAGGAAGAAGAGTAGTGGTGTGTGAGGGTGAGGTGGATGCGTTAAGTATTTCACAAGCATTCGGAAACAAGTGGGCAGTAGTATCTGTACCGAATGGAGCAGGAGCAGCAAAGAAGTACGTTAGTCAATCAATCGATTGGTTGGAGTCCTTTCAAAAAGTAATCTTCTGCTTTGATAATGATGACCCAGGAAGAAGGGGAGCAACAGAATGTGCTGGTCTTCTAACTCCAGGCAAGGCATCCATCGCAGAGCTACCGTTAAAAGATGCTAGTGATATGATCGTAGCCAAGCGTAGCGAAGAGTTAGTTAATTGCTTGTGGCAAGCGAGAGAGTACAGACCTGATGGGATAGTAGGAGGAGAAGAGATATGGCAAGCAGTCATAAAGGAAGACACTTCAGAGTGCCAACCTTATCCTTACCTCTCGTTAAATGAAATGACACACGGTATTAGAAGAGGAGAACTGGTAACACTTTGTGCTGGGTCAGGGATAGGTAAGTCCTTGTTCTGTCGCGAAGTCTGTCACCACCTTCTTGGACTTGGAGAGACGGTAGGTTACATCGCACTTGAAGAGAGTGTTAGAAGGACAGCGTTAGGTATCATGGGTATCCACATTAAGAAACCTCTTCACATGGAGAACACCTTGACTGAGAAGGAGTTACGAAAAGCATTCGATGAGACTGTAGGTAACGGAAACTTCTATACCTATGACCACTTCGGAAGTACAGAAAGTGATAATCTATTATCAAAGATACGCTACCTGTGCAAAGGGCTAGGATGTAAGTGGATATTCCTTGACCATCTATCTATTGTAGTTAGTGGTATCCAAGGAGATGATGAACGAAGGTTAATTGATAACACAATGACACAACTACGAAGCTTAGTGGAAGAGACTGGATGTGGAATGGTGTTAGTATCTCACCTTAGAAGACCACCTAACGGAGGAGGACATGAAGAGGGAGGAGTTACTAGGTTAAGTGACTTGAGAGGTAGTCATTCAATCTCACAACTAAGTGACATGGTGATAGGACTAGAAAGAAACCAACAGAAAGAAGACAGCAACGAAACAAAAGTAAGAGTACTTAAAAATAGATTCAGTGGTGAGACAGGATTGGCAACTACATTGTATTACAATGCAGACAGTGCTCGTTACACCGAAGATGAAGAGGTATTCAAAGACAAAACAATAACCAACAATAACGGTAAAGCACCGTTTTAAAAATATGAAAATACTATTCTTCGATATAGAAACCAACGGCATTGAAGACTTCACTAATCTAAATGATTTAAAAGTCTGTCATTGCATGAGTGTGTATGATCCAATAGGAGGTAAGATGGTTACCTTTGAGGGTGATGGCATGAGGGCAGGACTAGATATGTTAAGCAAAGCAGACAAGATCATCGGTCATAACATCATAGGCTTTGACCTACCTGCCCTATCTAAACTGTATAACTTCTATCCTCCTTTAGTCAAAGTGCAAGACACCCTCGTTATGAGTAGGTGTTTGAATCCAGACTTAAAGGAAGATGATTTTAGTAGGAAAAATTTTGACACTAAAATGATTGGTAGTCACAGCTTAAAAGCCTGGGGTCTCAGGATGGGTGAGATATTAAAGCTATCTTACGGAGAAGAAGAAGGTGCTTGGGACAGTTACAATGAAGACATGAAGAAGTACTGTGAACGAGATGTCATAGTAACAAAGACATTGTATGAGTACCTAATAAATCAGAACCCTAGTAAGAAGATGTTAGCAGTAGAACATTGGTTCGCTTACATCATCAGACTACAGGAAAGCAAAGGGTTTGAGTTTGATGTGGATAAAGCAGAACAGTTAGAACAAAAACTTAACACTGTATCTGCTCGCTTGAAGGATGAACTGCAAAAAATGTTTGAACCTAAAGTTGAACAGATGAAGTCCTCTGCTGGATGGTCCTTAAAGATTGAACACATGGATGGAGTAGAGATAATCAATGCACCTACCAAAGCTAAGTTAAAAGATATACTTAAGAAAAGAGGCATGGTACAGAACCTAGTTAAAGATGCTGAGTCTATCGGGACACAAGAAAAAGTAACACCGTTTAATCCTGGCAGTCGCTTACAGATCAAAGAAAGATTTAAGGAACTAGGGATTGAACTTCCAGTTAGTAATGACGGAGAGACTGTAAAGGTAGACGAAGCTACTCTTAAAAAAATAAGCCATCCAGCTGCCGAGCTTTTATTAGAGTATCTATTAGTAGTCAAACGACTAGGACAATTAGCTGACGGCAAGAATGGATGGCTTAAGCTAGTTAAGAATGGCAGGATACACGGACGAGTCAATACAAACGGTGCAGTCACAGGTAGATGTACTCACTCCTCACCTAACCTAGCTCAAGTACCTGCTGGTAGAGTTCCTTATGGTGAAGAGTGCCGTAGTTTATTCATCGCTAAGAGTGGATATAAATTAGTAGGTTGTGACGCTAGTGGGTTAGAACTTCGTATGCTTGCTCACTACTTAGCTAACTGGGATGGTGGAGAGTACGCTAGGAATATACTAGAAGGAGACATCCACACTGTGAATCAGAAAGCAGCAGGGTTAAAGACTAGGGATCAAGCTAAGACATTCATCTATGGATTCCTTTACGGAGCAGGAGATGGAAAGATTGGAGAGATAGTAGGTGGTAGTCTAAAGGAAGGAAAGATATTAAAGATGAAGTTCCTTTCTAACTTACCTGCTTTAAAGATATTGAAGAAAGGTATCGAACAAAAAGTAACACGAAGTAAAAGACTGGTGGGTATAGATGGAAGGATACTTCCTATTAGAAGTCCACACTCTGCACTTAATATGTTACTTCAATCAGCAGGTGCTGTAGTTATGAAGGTAGCTTTGATAAAGTTGTACAGCAAACTACAGAGTCTTGAATGGCAACACGGCAGGGACTATACATTCGTAGGTAACATACACGATGAGTTCCAAGCTGAAGTACTACCTGAGAAAGCTGAGACATACGGACAGTTAGCAGTACAAGCAATCAAGGCAGCAGGTAAAGAGTTAAAGTTAAACTGTCCGATGGATGGTGAGTACAAGATAGGAGAGTCATGGTCACAGACACACTAGAACTTGAATACGATTACTACTTGTCCCTTGCAAACTTGTATGATACAACTGATTTAGATGTCTCTTGGGACTGGAAGAATCAACACAACAACAATGAAATGCCTTCATCAAACTCGCAGAGGATAGGAGCAATATCAGAATCAAGGTTTATAACAGAATGTCTAGAGAGAGACTTTGAACCTCACGTACCTACCACACCTATGCCTTGGGACTTCATTGTCACTTGCCCTGCTGGTATATTAAAGGTACAGATTAAATCAACAACACATAAGTCATCGACTAATAGTTATACAGTGAGCACAAGTACAGGATTAGCTCACAAGGCTTCCATGTGTGATACTATAGATGTAGTAGGATGCTACGTTATACCTGAAGACACTTGGTGGATGATACCAAGAAAAA